ACTAGCAGTTGAAATTTGGGTTGTTCTTCAATCCTACAGGGCTCCCAACCTTCTCTCAATTTAGCTGAAAGATTGCGAGGGTCCGCAGTATTTAGGGTTGAAACACGAATCCAACGATACGCATAACCAGTCTGTTTGTCAGGCTCAGGTAAAAGCTCAGGGGGCATCCACTGCTTGGGACGCTCTGAAAATTCACGGTTATCGGTACTTCTATCTAATCTATTTGTAGCCATGTCAGGCCTCCAATTTCATAAGTTCACGGACATACTGCTCAGGGGTAAGACCAAGTTTCTTAGCGATCGCAACTTGCGACTGCTTTAGCCTAATCTTTTTCGGTGCGGTCGACCGAGTTGCCGGAGCTACAACCGTTGCTGGCTTAGCTTTTGGCGTGTCTGCCTTTGGCGTTGCCTCTTCTACTTCTTCTGGCGGCTCAATGTCTTCATCGAAACCTTCAGGGAACCGCTTGCGCATTGTTTTGTCCAACGTTGCGTAATATTCTTCAGAACCAATCTGCATCCCTTGGCGTTTTAGTTTCTCATGGAGTCCCAGAGCCGCTGCCGTCATCTCTTCGTCCTGTCCGAACCAAGTATTACGGTTTTGCCAATCCATCAACTTTTTGTCTTGTTGAGGTGCATTTTGATACTGTTGACTCGTTTGTACATCAAATTTCTCTTCTTGTAAAGGGGGAAGTTTAAAGTTTTTTGCATTTTCAAGTTGAAGTTGAGCTTTTGTTAACGATTCTTGCGCTTCAATCATTTTTTCTGAGTCACCCGCATCATAAGCTTCTCGATAGGCTTTTTTAGCCATTTCGTACTGAACTTCTGATGTGGTGGTAACGGCGGCTTTGTACTCTGCTTCACCTTTAGATAGCATTTCCTTAATCCGTCTGTTCTCCTCCATCAAACGCTGGGCGGCATCAATAGCTGCTTGTTGTTCCCGCTGGGCAGCATCTGCACGACGACGCTCATCGTTCCAGACCCGCTTCATTTTAATAAGCTTGTCCTTCGCTTCTTTGCTGTATTTATCTAAGTCGTCAACTTCAACCTCTAGTTTCTTGACTTGTTCAGGATCAGCAGGGCGTCTACCTTTGTCTTCTTCGGGGGTATCGTCTTCAATTTCAATCTCAAGATCATCCGATGAGTCTGCTTCTAAGGGTTTACCCTTATCTTCATCCATATCTACGGGTTTACCCTGATCTTCTGTTTCATCAGGGAATCTAAATACTTCTTTTTCCATTTCAGCCATGTCCAGCCTCCTTAGATAAATTTACGCTTGATGCCCCGTGGATCTTGAACTACCGCTTCCACAGAATCATCGTTAATCAAACGGAACTCACGATTGTGAATTACCAATCTAGTACCCGCATTTGGTCTAACCAAAACAAAGTCACCTTCTTTACACCATGCTCCATTTGGGAAACGAACAGAGTCTTTATAGCAATCTGACCCCATCTTCACTACAAACAACACTGTAGATAAGAGTTCATCATGCCGACGGGTTTCGTCAGACTTAATGATGCCGCTTTCAAAGGCTTCTTCTGCTTCTGGTATTGCACACAATATGCGGTATCCTTTAGGTTCAGGCAACTGTTGTGCTCTTTCTTCTGCTTCTTTATTTAGCACCGCAGATAAGTCCACTGCTTGGCTAAGGTTTAGTTCACTCATCGTCCGAGTTCTCCAATTTACGTTTTAGGTCTAATATTTCCTGCTTTGCGAAGAGCAGACCCTTAATCTCACCACAAACTCTTTGGTATTCAGAATAGTCTTTAGCTTGTCCGCTGCCTATCCAATCCTGTTTACTTGTTATTTCTCTGTCTAGCATGTCCACTAGAACATCAGAAGCATCCATTACTGTCCTTTCCCACTAGATTTATTAGGTTTCATAACGTCTAACACTTCCTTTATTACTAACTTCTCACGCTCGTCACGCATTTCTGCGGCTACTTTTAACATCTCATTCTTAGTCTGAGACTCGATCCGCTTGTTCTCGGTAGCAATCTGAGCAGCCTTGAGCTGGGCATCAGCCATGTCTTTCTGTGCCTTGCGTTGCTGATCTGCTTCCTTGATAGCCACTTCACGCTGCTGTAACTGGAGCATCGGATCTTGAGCTTGCTGCATAGCTTGCTGTTGTGCAGCTTGTGCCTGGTTCTGTTGTAGAACCTGCTGGGCTGCTTGTGCAAGTAGTGGTGCCAACTTAGCTTCAAGAGCTGGGTCCATCGGATTCTCTTCGCCCGACTCATCGTATTGAGGTGGTAAAGATATACCAAGACGTTGCTCAATCTCAATTCTGTACTGCATACCTAAGTGTTCAGCAATATGCGCCTGCATAGCAGCCTGCATCTGTGGCGCTTGTGGATTACCCTGTAGCATCTGCATAATCATCGGATCCTGCATAGGAGACATATGCACTTGAATGTGTGCTTTGTGATTCTGATATGAAAACGCCTTAGCAGGTTTTAACATCAGGATGTCTTGGTTCTCTGTGACTGGATCTTTAGGCTTCATATCCTCTGGTAGAGGTACAAGCTTCTGCGCATCCTTAATACTGAGTACGTCTAGCATCTGACGATACAACAGGGGCATATTAAATAAGTTCGGTGATTGTGCTGCAAGCTGCATTACTGCTTGGTATTGAACAATCTTCTGTGCCATTGTTGAAGCGTTAGGATCGCTAACAGGGATGACGTCCACATCATCGTAGTCAGACTTCTTAGCAAATCTGGACCCTTCATCTGGCTCATAGCTGTACTCCTCTGGTGTGTATTCAGCAATAATCTTCTTCAGTAACTTCAACTCTTGCTTCAAGCTGTAGTGAATACGAGCTTGTACAGCAGACATCACCTTAAGCGTACGCTCTAAAATCGCCAACGTAGTACCTACCGGTGCTTGTGAAGACATATCACTAATCTGCAAGTCAGCAGTATTAGCAAAGCGACGACCTTCTTCCACAATTTGATTGAGCAATGTCATTAATACTTGGCTTGGCTCTTTGTATGGAAGAGGCAGAATGTTGTCACGCATCGTGCCACTAGGTACGTCTACATCACGGAACTCTCCCGGTGCTATCGGGGTGTCATCACCCCTAATTCGCAAGCCACGGGCCTTAAAGCCGCCTGGCAGATTGCTAAGGGTTCCAGCATCCACGAGCTGCCGAATAAGACTAGTACCAGACTTAGCAAAAGCGCCGATAAGGTGAATAAGCCCAAAGTAATAAAAGCCAAAGCCCGGAACGTATCCATAATGGACAAAATGTTGACGCTTTTGACAAGTTTCATCATTCGGGTCCCAATTACGTCTAATAGATAGAACATTCTGTGTACCTTTCTCGATAGTGACTACATAAGGTAGTGCAATACCGGTGGGTTTACCGTCTTCGTCCTTGTGCTCGTGCCCAGGAATATCTAAGTTGACGTGCATCTCAAGGAGTTTGTAACGGTCGTCTGTTGTTGCTCTAAAGCCAAGCTTCTCGGCAATCTTCTTTTCTACCTCGTCCATTACATTGACAGGATCACCTAAGTCAATGTCACGATAGAAACCTGATACTTGTAGCTTGCGTATCTCGTTCTCATTCTTGCGCATGACGTGTGTAACACGCTCAGCGGCTTCAAGTGACGGTGCGCCGTAGGGCACGACCATATCTTCTGCTGGTACAAACATAGCGACTTGACGCTCTAAGTTAGGGTCGTAATACACTTTCTTAAACGCATTACCAGCTAGACCCAAGCCCCAGAGCATACGCTCTGTCTCAGGACGATACTCAGGCATCATCTCGGTCAACTGATAGTTCATATCCTCACGTACACGCTCAGACGCATCTTTCTTCTCAGGTGTCTCTTTACCAATGACCAATGTTTTTACAGGACCTGCAGCGGGGAAGATAGACATCATGGTCTCTGCCTGGAACTTAACTAGCGCCTCAGAGAGTAAGGGGTGGTATACACCGCATGCGCCTTCCCAAGGTTCAGAGCGCTCTTCAATCTTCAAACCAAGTAACTCAAGACCATCTACATAAGTCTGTATCCAATCTTTGCGAGCACCAATGTCAGAATCAAAGTCAGCAACCAAATCACCACAAATTTCTGTGAGGGTGCCTTCATCTAAATACTCTGCTAAGTTAGCATTGAAGTCATCCTCGGACTCTTCCTCTGGCTCAATCTGAATTTCTAAGCCATCTATACCAATAGTGACTGACTCAGGATCCTCAATCTCGATCTCTATCGGACTCTCCATTGCGGCTGCTTCTTCTATGCCTACTGGAGCTTGATACAGTGCCTTATCTATTGCCATAATGTGTCCTTAATAATATCCTTTGAACCGCTTAGACTTAAATAGTCTGATTTCATCTGGTTCATCGTTCGGTAATTTAATAAACCCGCCTTGTCTAAAGCGCATTAGCGCCATCACCGTTGAGTCAACCAAGTCATCATGACTCATAAACGGAAATCCTGCAATCTCTTCTACCACTTCTTCAGCCCAACGTGTCTCGGGCACCCATACTAAGCCACTTTTAACAATATCAGCAACAGAATTGAGCCTAGCAAGCTTATCACCACTACCCCTATGGGGTGTGTACTCCACGACGGGCATCCCAGTGCGACGTAATTCTTGATATAACGCTGTGCCAGCACTCTTTTTCTCCACAATGAACGCATCGGGGTTCCATTCATGCCATTCTCTCCACGCTAAATCCTTCAATTCTGGAAATTCTAATCTTTTCTTAATAGAATTCAACAAAATAATGCTGTGGCAGTCCATTTCTTCGTTAAAAAACACTCCCCAAACCGTTATTGCAGTAAAGTCTGCCCTATTATGCGTCTCTGCGGCGGCGTCTAAAGACATAATCACGTATTCGCAGGACGGTGGGGTTTCTTGCTTCCACCATTGCCACCATTCTCGCTTGACAACGCTAGCTTCCTCGGCTGTGGGGTTTTGCTGGTACTGAGCGTTCCACTGGAACACAGGCATAGAAGCCTTAGTTTGACGCAAAGAGGCCAATGACAGCCATTCAGGCCACAAAGCTGCTTCTTGATCTGTTCCTTCATTAAAGATCGCTGGAAATTCG